TGGTTGCGGAGGCGGAGGCGGAGGCGGAGGATCTAATTATGGAAACGCTACGTATGCTTCGTCAGGAGGTTCTCCAACAGGTGGTACATCTTATAGACAAAACTCTGGTGCAGGAAATGGCCCAAGTAGCGGTGGTGGTGCAGGATCGATCACCATTCGATATCCAGTATAATGAAGGAAGACAATATGGCAAGGCATGATAGCGCAATCAGAGCAATATGTGATTTAACACAAAAACGTTGGAGAATACTTTCATCTATGGGAGATCATTCTCTCATAGGTTCTGAGTTAGAAGTTGCTGGAGCATGGTTTCAAATTTGTTTTAGAAATAACGACAAGCTTCCGGTAACATTTGATAATATCCATTATGGGTATAGCATAATCTATAACGGCGAAACAGTATCTACTGGAGAATGGCCTCCAGAAGGTTTAACTTTACATGATTCAGACCAAGATTTTGAACAAGAAATCAGATGTGAATTCCTCATTCCTGGAGAAAAATATCAGATTTATTGTTGGGCTCAAAATGGTGCTGACATGATCGAAGTTAATTACACATTAAGTGTACCAGGTTATACATTAGATTAAGATAGGAAGATATATTATGTCAGAAGAGTTGAATGGTAAAGCATGTGATGATTGTTTAGAAGGTCCATGGAATGGACCTAATGAAAAAGGTTATTTTGTAACTAAGGAAGAAGCACAAGCAAGGTATGATATATGCAAGACTTGTCCTGAACTAGAGATGCCTTTACGTCGTTGTGCGAAATGTGGTTGTTTCATGAAGCTTAAAACAAAACTTAGGAATGTTAGTTGCCCATTGGGTAAATGGTAGTCTAATAACTTAATAAAAATAGATCCTTCGGGATCTATTTTTTTGTCTGCTCCCATTTTATTATAAATAGATTAGACAACGACAGGAGATACGTCACCATGAATAAACTAGTAGAACACCTCCGCAAAGTACTAACATCAAACTTTGCACTATATCTAAAATCTCACATGTTCCATTGGAATATTGAAGGTCCAGATTTCCCAGAATATCACTCATTCTTCGGTGATGTCTACAATGATCTATGGGATCAAACTGATACTATAGCAGAATTTATCAGAGCATTAGATGAAAAAGCTCCAGGTTCTTTATCTGTATATGCTGAACAAAGTGTAATTAAAGATGAAGAAACTTTTCCAGGTCCTATGGAAATGTTTCAAAAATTCCAAGCTGATAATCAAACTATGATTAGTTTATACGATCAGCTTTATCATTTCGCTGAAGAAGCTCACGAGCATCAGATTTCAAACTATGCTGCTGATCGTTTAGGTGAACATAAGAAAAAAGCATGGATGGTTCGTTCTATCCTAAAAAGATAAGAGATAACAAATGGCTATCCCAACAAGCAGAGCAGAATTAAAAGAATATTGTCTTAGAGCACTAGGACAGCCTGTTATTGAAATCAACATCGATGAGGATCAATTAGATGACCGCATCGATGAAGCGTTACAAAAATATTATGACTATCATTATGATGCACAAAAGCGCGTCTATATTGCACATCAAGTATCAGAGATTGATATCGCAAACGGTTACTTAACATTAGAAGATGATGTTATTGCAGTAACACGTATCTTGCCATTGACTTCTACATGGTCAGGCATGAATATGTTTAATATGAAGTATCAGATGTATCTGAATGACTTCTATGCTTTATATCGTGCAGATTCAATGCAATATTTTGTCGAGATGCAACAGTATCTTTCAACACTAGATTCATTATTAAACGGTTTACAGACTGTGCAATATCAACGTCACGGTAATAGACTATACATTGAAACGAAATTAAGCGAGAAAGTTCAAGCTGGTCAATACATCATGATCGAAGCTTATGCTAGAGTAGTTAGCGATGAGATTTGGAATGACTTCTGGCTTAAGCGTTATGCAACTGCATTGATTCAATTCCAATGGGGTGCAAACTTAGCGAAGTTCGATGGTATGCAATTACCAGGTGGCGTTACAATTAATGCTCGTCAATATATTGATGATGCTGAAAATGATATTCGCTTATTAGAGGAAGAACTACGTAATACTCACGAGTTGCCAGTAGATTTTATTTGCGGATAATATAAATGCCAACCAATGTCTACTTTAACCCCGGCGTTCTATCAGAACAACGTCTCTATGAGGATATGATCGAAGAGTCCTTGAGGATCTATGGTCAAGACGTTTATTATATCCCAAGGGTTTTAAAGAATTTAGATAGCGTTACTAATGACGCTACTGCATCAGAATATAACCAAGCATACCTCATTGAGATGTATATTGATGATTCAGGTTATTCTGGTGAAGGTACAATCATGTCTAAGTTCGGCTTAGAAATTCGAGATCAATCTCGTCTAGTTGTATCACGTAGACGTTGGGAAAACTTTATTGGTCGAGAGAATACTACCATGATTGGTGGTCGTCCAAACGAAGGTGACTTAATATACATTCCGCTTTCAGGTTCGTTCCACGAAATCAAGTTCGTTGAACATGAAGCAGCTTTCTACCAGTTAGCAAACATCTTCGTTTATGAATTACATTGCGAAACATGGGAATATTCTGGTGAGAAGATGAACACTGGATATCCTGAGATTGATAGTATTGAAAATACGTATGCTGCTGCACAAACAGTATATATTGGTACAGGTAATAATGTATCTTTCTATCCAAATGAAGAAGTACAACAGTTCGTTGGATATGATGAATTTAATAAACAAATTTTTATCACTGGTACATTGGCGTCAGCTTCATATGAAGGTGGTAATTTAGCTTCTATACAAGTTAATGAGATAAGATCTAATTCTAAAAATACTTCACGATATTTCCAGGATTCTGGTCCAGGTGAAGCAGGTCAAGCTCGTCGTATCATCGGTATGCGATCTGGCGCAGAATACTTGATATCATCAGTTGGCAGTGAGATGGAATTGCCTAATGATCCTAATGCACAGAACACTGAGTTTGAAGATTTCGGTGATACCATACTTGATTTCTCTGAAACAAATCCATTCGGAGAACCAAGTGCAGAATACGCATCAGCACAAATTGATACTACAGAAGCACACAAGATTACGCTTGATGGAACAATCATGCGCTTAGATCAAAACACCATAACTTGGGATGCCCAGTAATTAACAGGAAAAAAAATGGCACAACTAATATTAAACGTAGGTACTACAAATAACGATAAGACTGGTGATACGCTGCGTGCTGGTGGTCTTAAGATAAAATCAAACTTCGCTGAGATCTATAATGCGCTATCAGCTGATGGTTTAAATATTTCCGGTGGTAATTTATTAAAGACTGGTGGTTGGAGTGATGTTCGTAATAAACCAAACTTTCATGCAATTGCTACTAGCGGAAGTTTTAATGATTTAGAATATAAACCAGATTTTGCTTTAGTTACATCAGTTCCAAATAATACAACCGGTCATGGCGGCGAGATGACTGGCAATATTGCATTTGATGGTACAAATTTATATGTTGCCATTGCTGACTATGATGGTGAAACAGAAATTTGGAAATCTATCCCTGGGGGAGGTGGCAGCAGCGGTAATACTGGTGATGTAACGTTTACTGATAATATAGTCCAAGGTACAGGATATGAATTAAGCTTATCTCCTGGAACATCATTTACTGATGGATCTTATACAGATGCACCTGGTCCACAGCTTGGACCACAATATTTCAGATTTAGAGGTGGGGATAATTATGAACATCTTCATTTTGATACGTCAAACAATAGCGCATTCGACTTATATGTTGGTGATGATTCGAAATATTTTAAATTAAGTAAAGATGGCCAAGCAGTTATTGGTACAAATGGCTCAACTTGGATATTTGGTTTAGATGGTAGAACTACAATTCCGCATGGTATTAATGGTCCATCAACTGCTCGCGGTTCGGCTGGAGATACTGCAGGTACTATATTAGTTTCAGGTGCTTATTTGTTTTATTGTTATGCAGATTATACTGATGGTTCTACACCTATTTGGCAAAAAGTATCCATGGATAATACCGATTGGGATTAATAAATGTTTGGTAATTACTTCTACAATCAACATCTTCGCAAGAGCGTAGCTATCTTTGGCACGCTCTTCAATAATATCAATACGATTAAGGTTGATAGTAATGGTAACGTACTTAGTACATCTAAAGTACCTCTTGCATATGGACCAAAGCAGAAGTTCTTAGCTCGTTTAAAGGAAGAACCAGTATTGACTGCTCCTGAAGTTGCATTACGTTTACCACGTATGTCATTTGAGATTACTTCTTTAACATATGATACTTCTGCAAAGATTAATAAGAATAATAAAATTCATGTAACCAATTCTACAAATGCTGGAGTTGATTCTGTTTATACTGCTGCACCGTATAATTTACAGATGCAGTTGAATATTATTGGTAAAACTCAGGATGAAGTACTTCAAATCACTGAGCAGATCTTACCATACTTTAATCCAGATTATATCGTAACTGTTAAAGAGTTAGCAGATCTTGGCATTGTAAGAGATGTACCAGTTACACTGATGTCAATTACTATGGCTGACGACTATGAAGGTGAATTTGAACAACGTAGATCATTGATATACACATTAGACTTTAACATGAAGGTGCAATTCTATGGACCAGTTAATAAAGGTGAAGGTGTTATTAAGGATGCTGGTGTTAACATGCGTAATGCTGCTAATATGAAGACATCTAATATCAGGGTCCAGGTCGAGCCGTTTGCAGCGGGATCCAGCGATGATTATACAATTATAGAAACCAATACACAATACGATGCGGATTTTGGTTTCACAACTGAGTGAACAATATGAAAAGTATAGATAATAATGTAAGTAAGAAAGAAAAGATAGCAGAAGCCCTTAGTAAGAATTTGCCGATATCGGCGACTACACAATCCCTTCCACCGGTCGACGACCTGCAGGTCGACTACGATGTGTCGAGGGAGACATATAATAAGCTTATTGATAAGGGTAATGAAGCTATTGATTTGATGATGGAACTCGCAAGAGATTCCCAACATCCTCGCGCTTTCGAAGTTTTAGCAGGACTGTTAAAGACACAAGCTGATAATACTGATAAGCTTGCGGACTTGCAGAAAAAACTACAGAACCTTCGTACACCGAAAGGGAAATCCCAATCTCCCGAACAGGTGACTAATAATAATGTATTTGTGGGTTCAACTACTGACCTACAACGTTTTATTCTTTCTCAACAGAATAAGAATGCGGTGATAGATGTCAACGACTCCAGCCTCAGCACACCTAAAGAATAACGATTTTGGTTATCTCGGTAACCCTCTCGTAAAGCGGGATGGTGTCGAACAAACGTTCACGCAAGATGAGATGCAGGAATACATTCGATGCATGAATGACCCTTCATACTTTGCAAATAAGTACATTAAGATTATTAACCTTGATAAAGGTTTAGTTCCATTTGATCTATATCCATATCAAGAGGACATGTTCAATCACTTTAACGATAATCGATTCTCAATCGTTCTTGCATGTCGTCAGTCTGGTAAATCTATTTCATCTGTCGTATACATCCTTTGGTATGCGATCTTCAAGCCAGAACAAACAATCGCAATCTTAGCTAACAAAGGTTCTACATCACAAGAGATGTTAGGACGTGTTACACTAGCGCTTGAAAACTTGCCGTTCTTCTTGCAACCAGGTTGTAAGACACTTAATAAGAAATCGATTGAGTTCTCTAATAACTCCCGCATCGTTGCATCAGCTACATCTGGTAACTCTATTCGTGGTATGTCAGTTAACTTGCTGTTCCTTGACGAGTTTGCATTCGTTGATAATGATGCTACATTCTATACATCAACATACCCGGTAATTACATCTGGTAAGACTACTCGAGTTATTATCACATCTACAGCTAATGGTTTAGGTAACACATTCCATAAATTATGGGAAGGTGCAGTACAAGGTACTAACGACTTCAAGCATTTCCGGGTGGATTGGTGGGATGTTCCAGGCCGTGATGAAGAATGGAAGCGTCAAACAATTGCTAACACATCTGAACTACAGTTTGACCAAGAATTTGGTAATAATTTCCATGGTACTGGTAACACATTGATTAATGCAAATGCATTGTTATCATTAAAGGCTAAGCAGCCATTGTATTCAATGAATAATGTAAATGTATACGAAGTGCCTATTAAGAAAGAAGCTGATGATCCTGAATCTAAGGACCATAGCTATGTGATGTTAGTTGACGTAGCTAAAGGTCGTGGACAAGATTATTCTACGTTTAATATCCTTGATGTAAGCACTAATCCATTCAAACAAGTTGCAACATTCAGGGATAACATGATTTCTCCATTATTGTTCCCTGATGTCATTTATAAATATGCTAACCTATACAATAAAGCTTTGGTTGTTATCGAGAATAATGATGCTGGTCAAGTTGTATGTAATGGTATATTCTATGATTTAGAATATGAGAATGTCTATACGTCAAATGGTGTCAGTGCTGATGCTATTGGTGTTTATATGGATAAACGAACTAAGAAGCTTGGATGTTCTCATATTAAAGATTTGGTAGAACAACGTAAGGTTGAGATTGTAGATGCTGAAACGATCGTGGAGATGTCTACCTTTGTAGCTAAAGGTCAATCGTATGAAGCGATGGTAGGATACCACGACGACTTGATGATGAACTTGGTTATGTTTGGCTGGTTCGCAGCAACTCCAATGTTTGCAGAGTCTATCGATATTGGAATGAGACAGTTCATATATTCTAACCAGATGAAACAAATTGAGGAAGAAGTACTACCATTTGGATTCAATGATGATGGTAGGGAAGAACTAAATAAAATACATGTAGATAACACAGGACAGGTTTGGCGAGAATTTAATTGGCCAGATGAACAGGAAAAATGACATTTGCTTTAATACTATTCGTATCAGCATTCGCAATATCTTCGGTCGCAGCATACTACTCAGTTGCAGGATTAGTCGCGATCTTCTCATCCGCAGTCTATGCATCCATCGTTATGGGTGGTGCATTAGAGGTTGCTAAGTTAGTAGCAGCTTCATGGTTATATAGGAATTGGAAAGAAGCACCTAAGTTTTTAAAGTATTATTTTACAGTTGCAGTATTAATCCTCTCATTGATTACTTCAATGGGTATTTTTGGTTATTTGTCTAAAGCACATTTAGATCAATCTGTTGTAACAGGTGATGTATCATCTCAAGTACAACTAATAGATGATAAGATTAAGACACAAAAAGATAACATAGACACTGCTCGTAAAGCATTAAAACAGATGGATGAATCAGTAGATCAAGTTATGGCAAGGTCTACTGATGAGAAAGGTGCAGATAAAGCTGCTGCCTTAAGACGTTCACAACAGAAAGAACGCAATACACTTTTAACCTCGATCGGCGAATCACAAAAGTCAATTACAAAACTTCAGGAAGAGAAGGCACCTATTGCTGGTGATCTAAGAAAGATTGAAGCAGAAGTTGGCCCGATTAAATACGTCGCTGAGTTGATCTATGGTGAATCATCGATCGAGGTTATCGATAAGGCTGTGAGGTTAGTAATACTACTAATTATCATGGTATTTGATCCATTGGCTATCTTGCTACTGATAGCTGCTAATATGGAAATGAGGAAAGGTGCTCCTCGTAAAAGCGCCGATGAAGTAGCAGCTGAAGAGAAGGAGGAAAAGGTCATGCAATGGACTACCTCTGCATTAGTAACCCCAAGAAAACCATCTAAGCCAAGGAAACCAAAGAAACCGAGCTTGCCGAAGAGGTCAAAACCAGTAGTTCCTAAAAAGAAACCTACTACTCCTAAGAAAAAGCCGAGTCCACCGAGGAAGAAGCCTGTAACCCCTAAAAAACGACCTCTTAAAAAAAAGTCAGTAGATAGGTCTCAGACTCCATTAGATGATGTAATTACTATAAAGAAGAGCACAGTCTATAGGTTCGATGGTTAGAAAACCATAACTTATAAATATATGTAGAAGTGAACAAAATCTTATTATGGCACATATTATGCTCTCAACAATTCATATTAACTTAAAATCGAG